TCTTTCAGCTCGCCTTCGCCAAGACATATCAAATGGTTTATCCCTCGACGGTAATCGCGTACAGTCATTTTTATATTACAGTCTTGACTATACTCTTCCTCTTCAGAATAGTTGTTTATCGGTGCTGCAGATACTTCCACGTATCCTGCTTCTCCCGGAGCGCCTTGAATGTACTTAATGCTGAGTTTGTAATTAACGGATTCCAATAATGAGGTTAAGCCATCCAACAGAGTTACATACCTGTTAAACTGGTACTTCACCGTAACCTCTGTACTCTCTTCCGGCACTACAAACCAATCTCCAAAATGCTCTTTTAACATCTTTCTTATAACTTCATTCAATTCTCCGCTAACGGTCAAATAATCTTGTCCGGATGGGGGAGATATGATTTTTTTACTTAACATTCCTCGCCAAGTATCTCCCATAAACTTTACAGTTTTCGATTTGGTAAGACTGATAATGTCTTTTACAATGCCTCCAAATTCTGTCCCAGGAATAAACACCTGGGACTCATACCACAAAAATTCTTTATTTACTGCCTGTGATTTCAGAGTGATTACAAAGTCATTTTCGGCACCGACAGAAAACTCTACTTCCTTGTAATTTTTCAACACACCCAACTCGCAGCCTTTTTCATTTGCTACAATCACGCCATATCACCTCTTTCGGGTTCGCTACGTTCCATAAACAAGATCAAGTCGTGTCCAAAGTTACCGTCCCATGTAATATTACTATTTCCTACTGGAATCCTTGTAAATATAGATGGTTCTTTCTGCCGGTTATTGAACTCATTCACATTAAAACCATTCAGTCTTGTTCTTACAACAGTGTTTTCCCTAGAATCTATCGTCAGGTATTCCCTATCAGACACTACCGTTTTTACTTCGTACGGGTTCCCGTCGATCAGGATTCGAGGGTTGGTACACGGTCCATATATAATCCACTTAAAATCACACGCTTGTAGACCGCCATTGATAATGTTTCCAGTTCCTTTTACAGTTCCCATATAATCATATGGATAGTCATGCGGATAATCGAGATATGGAGAACTGATTTTCCCGTCTATAGACTTTACAAATTCATACTTTCGTTCCTTGATCCAAACCGGGCGGTCTGTAATCAAGCGCATATAGCACAGATGGAAACTAACACCCATACACCAGTCTTTTTTCGTACTTCCTATCAAGTTACACAATACATACTGGCCATTATAATAGAGCCGCCCTTTTGCATTTTTAATAACATCCTTCTCTGTTATAGTAAAAAGCCGATCACATGCTTTTGGGTAAGTCTCTTCGTCATCGGCGAACACATTAAGGACAATGGATAACTCTGCCATTTCTTTCGTGAAACCAGTTATACCATCGCCTTCTGATTCATAGCCCCATTCATAATCCAACAACTCTGATATGTCTCTGGGAACATACGGAGGCTTTGTGAAATCCAATTTTTCCCCTTCGCTGTTTAAATAATATAATTCCACATTTTACCCCCTCTCAGCAGCATATCGTGAATATGCACGCCCCATTTCCCTGTCGTTTAATTCGATTACAATGTTACTTAGCTCGTTTCTGACAATTTTTTTGATAGCACTATAATCCGTCAGATCTCTTCCGGAAGAATAACTTTTGTTTTCCTCTGCAGTCAATACGCGCTCTCCCTTATGGAGTACCGCTCGGAACCCATCATAAGGAACATTATCAAGACCGTTAAAATAAGAGCCGGCTAATCCTGCTTTTACGTTTTGCAAAGCGGAATTGACCGAAGAGCCAATATTAACTCCTACTGAAAAAGTAATCTTTCTGGCTCTTGCCGCATTATCTGCAGCAATATTCACCGCATTGAGAGCAGATATCGTACCGTCTTTATTGACCTTAATGTTATAAGGTGTACCATTAATTTTTACGATACCGGTACGGGTTCCATCAGTTGCCTTAGTAACTTCTTCCATTGAGCCTACAACTTCTCCATTTGCGAGTACTATATTTCCAGATTCCTCATCAAATCTCATCTGAGCACTTATAATTTGTTCATAAGACCCTTCTTCACTATCTGCCATTTTCTTTGTTGCTTCTGCCATATCTGTTGTATACCCAGCCACTTCATTATTAGTGGCATCGTATATTCCTATTATTTCTCCAGTACTTTCATCTATGCTTACAGCGACATCACTCATAGTACCAGTAACTTTGTTGTACATCCGATAACATCCGCTCTCTGTAATGGTATCGAGTCCATCATAACGACCTTGTAATTGTTCTAAAAACTTCTGACTCTGAACATCTTCCTGCGTAAGGATCTCGCCATTATATTTGTTGATCACATCTAAGATTTCCGGGTTCTTTTCTTTCACGATGTTAAGATACTCATCCCATAGATCGTTCTGTGAATCTATCTTTTTTTGTTTATCTTCTTCAAGATTCTGTATCTGTTTTTCTAATTCTTCCTTTTCTGCTCCTGTGCACTCTTCAGCCTTGCTTTTCAGTAAATCAATTTGAGTATCGTAAGCCGCCTTGATTTGCACAATTTCATCTTCCCTAATCTTAGCCTTTTCCTGCAATAGCTTTGAAGCAGACTCCGCATCCATTGTTTCAATCCTTGCATTAAACTCATTTTTTGCATACTCGATTTCTTCCTGAGTACCTCCTAGAGCTTCCAGTTCGATTTGCCTTATACGTGCATTTTTTGACTCAATATCGGCAATCTCTTGCTCGTTCAGTGCTCGTCCTTCGTTCACAGCATTTTGTTTAATCGCAAGAATTTCTCCCTGCAAGGTTGTTATTTCTTCCACCTGTTTATCACTAGAAGTAGACAAGATTTCAAGCACTTTCTGCTCACTCTCATCAATCACCTGATCGTCTGCTACAAAGAGCTCTTTTAACGCAGCCTGTGACTCTTCTTTCTTACTCTGAACCGTACTGATTGCCTCGTCACACATCTCGTTCACGCGCTGAGTAAACTCATCACTCTCCTGCTGATCTATGACATCATCAAAGCCCATTTCTCGCAAGAATACACTAAACTCCTGCAACTTCTCAGTAGAATTCTCAACTGCCTTCTGAAATTCCGGGCTGAGCTCATCACTAAATTCTTTATGCACAAGTCCAAGTTCTTCCAACTCTTCACGTGACTTTACTTCTACCCCCTGTAGCTTCGCAAGTGCCTGTTCCATCAAAGACAACTCTTCTTTAGACTCAATCACACTTCTGTTCATCAACTGTGAGTTTTCGTGAATTGCATACAGACCAGTACCAACAAGCGCTACTCCTGCTGCTACCGGAGCACATGTTCCGAGAAGACCGCTGAAACTTCCTATCAGACCGTAAGAGCTCCCTACTGTTCCCGTTGCCTTTGTAACACCGCCTATCACACTGGCAAGTTTTGTATATGTGGTAATTGCACCACCTGTCACCTGCATAACCGGACCAACTGCGGCTAAAACCATTCCCCATTTCACAACATTCTCCTGTTGTTCTTCTGATAACCCGGAGAAAGCGTCTGCTGCATCTGACAGTACATCACTTACTTTTGTTATGACCGGTACAAAAGCAGCGCCGAATTTCACACCTGAATTTCTAAGTTCATTCAATGCACCTTTCAGCTGTTCCGCAGGAGTCGCATCCATTTTTTCAAATGCTTCCTGTGTTGCTCCTGCACTTGTATTCATAGCCGCCAGCATTTCATTGTATTCCTGCCCATTTCCTTTCGCCAAAACCAACGCTGCTGAACCAGCTTCTACAGAGCCAAACATATCTTTCAGAGTCATATCGTTCTGCTCAGCGTACTACTTTCAAAGTCTACCGCCATCTTAGTTGTTGCAATAGCAGCGCCTGCAAGAGGGACAGTAAGCCCCTTTGTCAACGCCGCTCCGGTTTTTGATAAGGTCTCCCCAACCTTTGCCGTCTTTGACATTTGCTTGCTGATCTTATCAGCCTCTGATACACCGAGAGCCGCCGCTTTGGACATATCACTTTTAAAGCTTGCAATATCCACTTTCATTTCTGTTAAAAGCGGTGCTAATTTAATGCCTCCGGCCACTTACGCTCCCTCCTTCCTATTTTGAAAAGCATGCACTGCTTCCAGATCTGCTCCGGTCTGTTGCAACGTCCATAATTCTTTTAATATTTTTCTTCCTTCCACGGAAGAATTGTAGCTGTCAATCCAGCTTTCACGGTTTAACAGCAAAAAATAAGAATAAGGGAGCTGCATGACCTCTTTGAAACTAAGCCTTGCATACTCACTTATTCTCTTAATAATCGCTGTATTTAGATTATATGCCCTTTCCCAATCTTCCATCGGAAAATATTTCTCAACAATTGCTCGTCCTACTTCTCCGCCTGGGATTGGGATCCTGAGTTTGGGTTCTGGTCGGCTTCATATCTCATGGCGCTTACTTCTGCGATCAAACGGGAAACCGCTTCAAACGGAAGCTTTTTAATATCGTTCTGAGAAATCTTCACGCCCTGCTTATTATGGTTCAAAAAGAGCTCAGCGGTCTTTAACCGCCTTTCGTGTAAGTTCTCACTCGTCAGGTCTTTTTCCAGCTCGTCTACTTTCATCAGCATTTCAAAACTCGGCTCCAAAACCTCAAGCTTCTTTCCGAAAACTTTCATTTCCATAGAATGATTCATATATTGATCTAAGTCTAACATTTCATAATCTCCTTCCTATTCAGTAATCGCCGCTGCCTCTTCGTCTGTCAGCTCTTCCTCGAACTTCGCAAGGAATCCATCCAGTTTCTGAATTGCAGAAATCTCCGCATTGATTGTCAGCTCTTTGGAAGCAAACTCAAGAGCAAAACCACTTCCACCCTGCCCAATCATAGTGAACCGGATCTTCTTCCCATTCTCTTTTTCGTGCACAAACCGAAAGAGCACGGTGGAAATAGATTTTCCTTTACCCGTAAATAACAGAGTACGAATTTTCTTCACCTTATCTACCACATATTCACCAGTAGACAACATTTTCAATTTATCAAGCGCCCAAGACAAAATTCCTGTCTTCGCTGTGATTTCTTCTTTCGTAATGAAAGATTTCACAACCTTGTCATACTGATTTACAACATCATACTTTGTCGGTTTGTAGTCGATTGTGAATCCACCCTGGCAATGTCCTACGTTGTGATCCTCTGTCTCAATCACCGAATCCTCTGGAATCTCAGTTCCATCAAATTCATACATATACACTTCACCGGCACCTAATAAAATTTCATTTTTGTCATGTTTTTCTGTTCCTGCCATAGTCATTACCTCCAATTTAAAATATAATATTTACTTATTTCCCACATTTGCAGATCATCATTAAAAAGTGCGCCGCCACCGGAAGACAACTCCGAATGGAAATAGGTATCTTGATATTTCACAAATGCCCGATCCGATTCCATAGCAAGAATCTCTTTCAGCTTCTGGTGTACCTCCATGCACTCATCATAATCTGAACATATGACATTTAATGTCAGTTGGCTCTCCTTTACATGGTCAGAGCTGATATCTGTAAACAAATACACCACACTCAGTTTGGAAATGTCCGTAGTTAATACAGGGAACAAACGCTCCTTTAACTCTGGAATCTTCTCTTCGATATATTGCTTGATATCTGTTTCCATCATCTTAATCACCCAATATCCTTTCCACTGTTGATTTCTTCTCCAGTTTCGCATTTTCTAAAAATGGCTGCGGACGTTGCCCCTTTGTCCAGCGAAAGCCTTTATGCTTTCCAGCACGAACCGTATAGCCCCACGGAGTCTTACGACCATTCCCGTCTTTTGCATATATCCCGGTTCCATTATGGACATACGGACCATATTCTTCATTGGTTCCAACACGCCCCACGATTTCGCTTGCTGTTACCTCTGTTTCACTTGTAATGGATGCTCTTAATATACCGATATCAACTGGGCAGTTCTGCTTTGCCTGTGATTCCACAACTAAACACGCTTTATCCATCTTTTGGGACATATCCATCACCATTTTTAACGTGGCATTTTCCATGCTCCTAATAAACTCCTCATTATCCGGCATTACTCCACCACCTTTAACAAGAGATTTGTTAATCGTCCTTCCGTATTACAGTCTGTAATCTCATATACAGTTCCGTTGCGAATCAACCGGTATTCATCCGCTTTTATCTCTTTACAATGAGTAAGACCGGAATGCGTAAATTTCATGTACTTTTCAGACGACACAACCCGCATATCGTTCTTTTCATACACTGCTACCATGATTTCTTTCACGCGCCTCCATTCTTCACGCGAAGCACCAGACGGAGTACGCGTGGTTTCTTTGCGTTCCAGCACATACTTTTTCATATCTCTGTTAATAGACATTTAATCACCTCGGTAATTTACGATATTTGCGAATAATTCGCCTCACATGATCTGGAAGCGCGTCACTGTAGGTTGTGCTTCCACCGAAGCTCTGAGACTCACTGGAAATCCCCTCTGCGCCATCTCGATTAAACCGGATCAGCACCAGCTCCTTTACAGCTGGCAGCACACCTTCTGGAAGAGACTCGGAATCAGAAAAATTCAAATAGTTTCTCATGTCGATTACACTATCGTGAACCATATCTTTCAGCACCTCTACACTGTCACCTATCCCCGGTCTTTTGATCAAACTGGCAAATACTTTTTCCTCATCCATATTACATTCCTCCTAAAAGAGAGCTGGATTACTCCGCTCTCTCCTAAATTTTATGTCTGAATTCCACAATGCGAATCTGTTTCGGTTCATATACCGGCTTCCAGTTCTTAGGATCTGCAAGTTCCAGTCTTGTTGGTCCTTCTTTGGAACTCTTCACCGCTTTATTCGTAAATGCGACTCCACGCGGATGCAAAATAGAAGTTCTTCTGTTAATCAGATAATCTACACCAGAGCCTTTTTTCTTATCTCGGTCTGTTTCTGTTGGAACAAAGCCAACCGGAGAACCATTACCTAACGCAATGGCTCCTTCTCCAAACAGGTATGTAGAAAATACCATATTTGCGCCAGAACCAGTGTATGGACATCCATCATCCACAATAACTCGCTTGCCCTGATATAAACCAAATGCTACATCGTTGGATGGCTGAACAGTTTCGATAAGATTTTGTTTCTTTAATGCTGCTTCCACTGCACTGTGCATACATACGCCCGTAAGCAATGTTTTAGCATCACCCAAGCACTGTTCCGCATCAATAAAAGCAGCTCCGCTCCATTTTGCCGCATTCCCGCTCTGTCCAGAAATATCCATAATATTGGACGCCAGAAGCGTTGTATCACTTGTCCATTCTGTTTCGGACACTCCTTTAATAGTCCCGAATACCCCCTTCAGAATTGCAACTAACTCTTTCTGCATATCACGCGCCCAAAAGCCCGCTACCAGAGATGCAATTGCTTCCATTGGATCCTTTCCTGCCAGTGCTGCTGACAAATCAGTCGCACTCCACATCTTAGCTCTACGGATAATTGCTGCTACGTCCTGCTTAGATTTAATACCATCTGCTGTTAAATCCTCTCCTTCAATCACCGGCTCTGATTCCCCTGTCAAATCCTCAAAAAATGGCATATTCACTAACGGGGATGCTTGCGACGCCAATCCGTCAAACTCTGTGCTGTTTGCCACAATTCCTGACTGAAACAGCGATGATTTTTCCATTGTTTTCTTAATTACATACGGAGTAAATAACTCCGGTACAATTACATCTGAAAATGTAACTCCTGCCATGATTTCACCTTTTTAACCTTTCTACTCTTATAATTCTACTCCTGCGGCTGCCGCCATTGCTCTCGCCTGCTCTGGGTTTTCACGAAGCATTTTCCCCTGTTCTGTCAGATTAAATGAATCTGCTAAAAATGGGTTTTTCACTGCTCCGCCGCCTCCTTGTGGAGTATAGTGAGACTCTTTACCGCCTGTCGGGAACAACAGCGGATTATCTGCTTTCATTGGCTCAACAAGCTCTTTCACCCCAATTGGATTTCCGTCCTTGTCAAATGTAAATTTTTCAAGACCTCCCTGCTTATAAATCAGGTAATCTGGATCCTTGCAGCCCTCCTTTGATAACGCAGTTTTCAGCGCGTATGTTTTCTTTAAATCGGCATTTTCTTTCTGCAGATTTACAATTGTTGTTTCATGCTCTGAAATTCGTGTTTGAAGGTCTGCGTTATCTGCGTTGTTCTTCTTTAAATCTTTGATCGTATCATTTGCCGCCCCAAGTTCTTTTACTTTTGCATTGAAATCCTCTTTCGGGACAAAATGGCTCGGAATCTCTTTCTTGATTGCTCCAACCAAGCTCTCTACATCCAAAGCTCCATCCTTAATCTCTGCACCCGCAATAATTTTCTGTAACCATTCCATTTGTTTCTACCTCCATAGATTTTATATTCCGACTCTCTCGGTGTGGGATTTGTCGTTGTTCTTTATTCTCTGCAACCAGTAAAAAAGAGTAGAAAAATAGCATCCTCTCGGATGCTTGTACGCTCGTAACCCTGAGCTGGGAGATATTCGGATCACCGCCTTTCTACTGATAACCGCTTACCATCAATACAGATCTTATCACCGGTTCTGGCTGTCTAATCATTGATTCTCACCCCTTTCACTATACAAAAAGAACACCTACCATTTCTGACAGATGTTCTGATTATCGTTATGCTGTTTTTAATTCTTGTAACATTTCTATTGCTTGTCTTCATGCTCAACTTCCATTGTAGCTGTTACATTATCGTAATACGGTTCTCCATCTTCGCAATGTGCTTCCAGTTCAGATGTATCAACGTTTGCAGCCACATATTTCTTGTATTCCTCAAAGACATCTGACAGGTTAATCTTTTCCTTGTTCGGCTCTTTCATTAATCCTTTGAAATTTTCCAGAATATCCTTGTTGTCTTTCAAACTAGTGTTGTTAATGATTTCTGTCAGCACAGAATCCAGCTTTACGATATATCTGTTGAAATCATGATTTTCAATTACTGGTATCATTATCTCATCTAGTTTGCTCTGAATCATTTTCTTTCCTGATCCGCTATATCCGAAGATACCATCAAGAGATTGTGATACTGCTTTTTCTATATGCTGTTCTATCAATTTCTCAACTGTTCCATCGTTTAATTTTTCATTAACGGCATCTGATATTCTTTGTTCTAACTCTTTCATTCTCTAACCTCCACTAAATTTCAGTTTAGTATCCGACTCCATCGAGTCTTCATCTCTGCAGGTATATCCTGCCCCTTGTCGCGACTACCTGTCCAATGCGTTCCGCCAGCTTCTCCGTCACAAGTGAAATTACTTGCTTTCAGGGATGCGCCATTTTCGCTCTGGAGAATATAAGTAATAATCTTTCGATATCCCATTTCCTTAGCAATCCGGCAACATGCCCCGTATAGCATTGAGCAGGCATTATATGTACCATCCGTACAAAGACGATTAATTTCACAAGTAAATCCATCATCCAAGTATCTGCTTACTGGTCTTCCGCACACAGCGCATCCAATAAGTTTTTCATTCTCATAGAGTCCCACAGAAAACTTATGTCCTACAGTAGCTCCATGATGCCGATGATGAGCATTTATAAAATCACTCGCCTGACGGAATGTAATTGGTCTTATTTCCAATTCTTTTTCCCTCCATTAAATCCTAATTTAGTTAATCTCGTCTAACCCAACCAGTAGTATGGGACACGCACTACTGGTTATGTTTTTGTCGTAAAATCTATACTGCTGGTATGGGTTCTATACTATTAGTTGCTATGCAGCCGCACCATATTTCCGGAAAGCGCCAAGTACCTGATCCGGTGTCGTAGCAGCGTAATGTTTATTTAACGTCCGGGCATCTCCATTTTTATGACCAAGGTAAAACGCTACCAATTCTCTCGGACATCCACGCTTTACCATGTTGGTCGCTGTAGTCTTCCGAAAGAGATGCGGATATACTCGTCTCTTAAGCCCCGACCGCTCTGCTATTCTTCCGATGGCGCTCTCAATTCCCGGTTTCGCCAAGCGCTTACAGTCTCGCTTGCTGGAAATAAACAGTGCCGGTTCTTTATCGTTTCGGCTGTCGATGTACTTCCGCAAATGATACTTTGCTGTATCGTCTAAGCAGACGGTTCTCCATGTCCGGTTTTTCTGTCCATAGACCATAAGCTCGCCGGACTGCCAGTTGATATCCTGCACGTTTACTGATACGCACTCAGATACACGTACAGCTGTGCTACGTAGAAACTCCAACAACGCCCTGTCTCTAAGACTCTCTTTATATTCGTCTAAGTCTGTTACTTTATTTCTCACTTTGACCTTGCAGGCGTCTCTTAATGCTTCCAGTTCACCATCGGTCAGATGGTCGATTGGCTTGTCCATCTCTCGATACGGTTCCACGCTATCCACCGGATTGTCTGATCGCAGATGGATCTTTCTCATCCATGTAAAGAACGCACTCAAATTTCTACGCTCATTATTGCAGGTGCTTGCCTGATTACCTTTACGTGCATAGGACTGGAGGTAAAACTCCACATCCATGTCAGATACGTCCAGTAAGGACTTCTGCACAAACTCGATAAAGTTTCGAACCGTAAGCATATAATACTCTACAGTCTTGGGGCTCAACTTCGGCGCTTTCTTAGTCATGTAAATGGATATGATCCGCTGGTTTGTATCGTCTATCGTTGCCGGCAATGTCTCACTCTCTGTCACCTCAAGTCCAAACAACGCCTGCACTACTACTTGGTTCAGAATCTCCATAAGTGGCGCATTTAAAAATGGCTGCATACCTGTTAAAATGTTATCTCTTAAAATTTCTTTCTGTGTACACATAACATCATCCTCCTTGTCTCCTAAGGACGCATGTGTTATAATGTCCTTAGAAAGATGAGCAGTGGACGGTCCGGCAAGACTATTAGTCCGCTGCTATTTTTTTTGTTACGTATACTCACCTAAATTACCCTATCTTTTTATTTCAACGTCAATCCTCTCTCAACCTCTAAGACCAACGCTGTTAAAATATCTTTTGCGAAATTACTATTGCATTCGCGATATAGATCATCAACTTCTTTTACGAATGTATCCAACTGTGTTTCTGTGAGATATTTAGCCCCTGCATATCGTTTATAGAGATTCCAAGTCTTTTGCAATAATTTAAAAACATCATTGAATGCCATCGCTCCACTATTCATGACAATGCCTCAATTCTGATGTATATGCCTGGGATATCTGCCCAAAACTTTTCTGTCAGTTCCGAAGCCACCAGCGCATCATCTTTCCAAAAGTTGCACAAGGTCATACAATCCTTTAAGAGTTTTTGCAAATTATCTGTATCCGGTTTCGTAATACGATATTCTCCATCTGCATGTGTTGCACCTTTTGGAAAGCACCATTTTGTTATTAACCGACATCCAGTCTCAATTCTTTTTCTTGGCTTATGTTTCGCCAAGTATCCACACAATTTTAATTTTGCATTTTTGATTTCTGGCGTGTCATAAAAAACTGGCTTTCCATTGATCACTGTTACTTTATGTTCTTGGGCAGTAACTGTCGGAGGATCCATTGCCATAAAAAATTCTATCACATTCATTTGCTTCACCCCTTTAATGTGATAAATTATTTTTTATTTCCCACTTTTTCTTTGTGCTGGGGTGGGCTCCCTCCTGTGTGTGGGGGGCGTACTTTAATCGCCCCCACACTTTAAAGGGGGTGCCCGCACCTTCCCGTCCCATCCCGAATATATATACGTAGTATATATAGGTGCCGGGAGGGAATGTTCCCGACACCTAAAAACAAGAGGATGGGAATAAAAACGGGAATGTTCCCGACACCTAGATTTTTAGAAACTGGGAATGTTCCCGACACCTAGATTTTTAGAAAACGGGAACGTTCCCGATATCTCAATTTTTAGGTAATGGGATAATCCTTTTTGTTTCTTTGTCCGTAGTATATCCATACTTTTTTAATGAGTTCCAGATTGTTTTTTCAGCCGGATATTTTTCTCCAATTGCCTCCGAACTACTTTTTATCTCTTCAAAAAGCTCTTTAACTGTAGGGTACATATCATTGTGCTCAAACTTAAAATTTGCTATTGCCATATCTATTTTTGCCTGTTTATTTTTCCTTTGAGCTTCCACTTGTTTTTTTCTAGATTCTTGTCCCTTTTTCCAATTCGGTTTTTCTTCTTCCGGTTGTATATCGTTCAAGACTCCGGATGGGTCCATTCGGTGGATTGGGTAATCGAACCACAAATTGACCGGATCAAATTTAGGAAATTCTCTCAATGTCCCATCAATTCTCCATGCTGTTTTCGACTTTGCAATAGATACTTTGGCATCGATCTGAGCCTGTAGATCCATCATCTGAGCCCGTGTCAAACGTCTCCTGCAATAGTCCATCATCTGCACCTGGCTACACAAATCATCCTGAGACAGGTCATCTTCCCACTGATAATGTGCATCAAGATAACATTCACACGCTTCACACACAGCAGCATTCTCTTCTCGTTTTCTTAAATCGTCTGTTACGTCTAATTCAATTAGATCCAACATAGCGTCCGGATCTCTTGCAAAAACCCCGGAACCAGAAGCTCTGTCCATAGACTTCTTTCCCCCCTGAGCCCCTTTACTGTGATGATGGCAGTAGATTACTGCACACCCTAACTCAGTACAGACTTTGTCGAACTGATTGCAAAATCTCGCCATCTGATCAGCGCTATTCTCATCTCCTGTGATCACCTTGTAGATTGGATCGATAACGATTGCTACGTAATCTTTTTTAGCAGCTCTTCGGATGAGCTTTGGTGCCAGCTGATCCATCGGCACAGACTTTCCTCTCAAATTCCAGATATCTATATTGCTAAGATTTCTCGGAGATATGCCATGTGCTGTATACACGTCCTTAAATCTGTGTAAACAGCTGGCTCTGTCTAACTCTAGATTTACATACATGACTTTCCCTTTCGCGCATCGCCATCCGAACCATTTAACACCTTCTGCGATTGCAATACACAACTCTATCAAAGCGAAGGATTTTCCTGCTTTTGATGGTCCAGCAATCAGCATCTTATGCCCTTTTCTTAATACGTTTTCAATAAGAGGTGGTGCGAGTTCTGGGAGATATGCCCAAACATCCTCTAAGGTTTCAGGATCCGGAAGATCATCATTTACAGACTCAATCCATTCCTTCCACTCTTCCCAGCTTTCTTTACCGATATTCGTATCGACAATGTATTGCTTCTTACCATTACGTTCAAAGCCCGGGAGTCTTGACAATCTCGATGGGTTCTTATTCTGTGTATCTACTTTCAAGCCATTTTTCTGACAGATAGAATAAAGATAATCTACTCTTTTCCGGTATTCCGCGTAATCTGCAGCATCAACTCGGACAATCGCATGTAGACTTTTCTTACCGGAAAATACCAAGCATGCTACTGGTAATTCCAACTCTCGAATGATTGCATTCTGCTTTTCAATTGTCATATCATCGGACTCTACAAGAGTATATCGAAACTCTGTTACGTTTTCATTTTTACAGCCTTTCCCATCTAAAGGGTTGAAACGTATCCATGCACCAGCTTCCTTGTTATAATCACCAAGAACAGCTCCTATGTCTCCATTGCATTTATTTAACTGTTCAATCAGCTGTCCGGCAGTTCTGTCACAGTTTCCTTTCTGTGGCAGCCATCGTTCTTCGTTTTTCCAACTGCCTGTGACATAGCCAACATTCTCACCAGCTTCGAATAATGTTTCTAGATAACGCACAATCTCATGAACCGGATCCCATCTTTTTGGCTCTAATACTTCTTTTTCTTCCACCCAAGAAGCATCTATAACTACTCCATCAGTGCTGATTTCATCGTCCCAGTCTAAAGCATAAGACGAGGACGACGGTGTCCATCCATGATCCATTGCAAGTTGTACAATAGTTCCCGCCGTGACTGGAACGGAAGAGCCATGAAAACTATTCCATTTCTTCTGACATTCTCCCATGTGATACCTAGAATCGTTGAGACTCCATGCATCCCAGTCATCTGGAGAATACCCTTCATGCTTTAGCGCCATCCCAACATTTACCCATTCTTGATAATTAAGTTCTGCAGGGTTTAAGTTTTCCAATACCTTTAATAAATCTGTACATTTTTCCATAATTAGCCTCTATATTCTGCCGGATTGACATCATGTGGAATTCTCCATCCATTTCCTGCTATACGGTCAATCAAATGTTTTGCTGTATCAAACTGCCATGTGCCTACGTGCTGGAAGCCTCTTCCCTCTAAGAAACGAATTTGTCTCGGTGTCGTTAATCCCTCTTTACGTCTCTTATCCAAGCGTTCAAGAATCTTCGAAGCTTTTCCGGCATTATCAATCTCATCCGGCATGATTCCAAGTTTTTCTAATGTCTTTTTTTGCGCGTCTGATGGAGGTGCCATTTCCCACCCAAAAGCTGGTACATAGCCAGATAAATCTTGAGCCTGTATTGACATTTCAAATTGCAACGGGTCTACCAGTTTTCTCTTTCTTCTTTTCATTTCCGCCAGCTGTTTTGCAAGAGCTTCTTCTCTCTGAGCAACTACATCATCAGCTGCAGTCTGTTCAGCTTCTTCGATATCCATCGGACAACCGGCTTCTTTTTCGAGATTTTCCGTCATTTTCTGTGCCACCTCTTCGCTTTCACAAATGAGATGTGCCGGATGGCATAGCTCATGCCTTTCTGTATGCCAGAGAAAATCAAGTAGCAAAAGATGGTCTTTTCCGGTCTCCGGAGACAGTCTGGTTCCGCGCCCTACCATCTGGCAATATAGGCTTCGTACCTTTGTTGGACGAAGCACTACAATACAATCTACACTTGGACAATCCCACCCCTCTGTCAAAAGCATGGAATTGCATAAGACATTATATTTATCTTTATCAAAGTCCTCTAAAATTTCTGCACGGTCTTTACTCTCACCATTTACCTCTGCAGCACGAAATCCTTTTGCATTTAAAAGATCTCTAAATTTTTGGCTTGTTTTCACAAGCGGTAAAAACACTACCGTTTTCTTATCTACACAATATTTTTTCATTTCTTCCGCAATCTGTTCCAGGTATGGATCTAATGCAGTTCCAAGATCTCCTGCTTTAAAGTCTCCGGACTGTACTCCCACCCCAGTAAGATCTACCTGTAAAGGAATGGTCACTGCTTTAATAGGCGACAAATAGCCTTCCTTAATTGCCTTGGGTAGTGTATATTCATAGGACAAGTTTTCAAAAACAGAACCTAAATTTTTCATATCTCCACGGTCAGGGGTTGCAGTCACCCCCAACACTTTAGCATCGTGGAAATGATTTAATACTCGCTGATAGCTGTCTGAAATGCAATGGTGCGCTTCATCGATGATGATCGTGTTAAAGTAGTCCTCGTCAAATTTATTCAGCCTGCTTTCGCGCATAAGAGATTGAACAGAACCTACCGTGATACGAAACCAACTCCCTAAGCATGTTGCTTCTGCCTTTTCGGTCGCACATCCAAGACCGGTAGATCTGCCTATCTTATCAGCTGCCTGCTCCAAAAGTTCTCCTCTATGTGCTAAAATCAAAACTCTGTCCCCTTGACGCACACATTCTTCCGCCACTTTAGCAAACACGATTGTCTTTCCACATCCGGTAGGCAGCACCAATAAAGTTTTCTGAATACCTTCGTCCCAGGAATGAAAGATGGCGTCCTTTGCTTCTTGCTGATACGGTCTCAATTCCATTTTTAGAATGCACCTGCCTTATAGTCTTTTTTCTTCTTCGGCAACCATTTCTTTACATGATTGTATTTCTTTGAACTGTCTTTTGGATCCGTCCGCACCTCAATTGTCGCACGTCCTGTAGCCTGTGGAACCATGCTCCAGTTCATGCGTACTCTTCCCTCCACCTCTTCTGCTCCGATAGACAAGAAGAACTCTGCTAACTTCCATTGCATCTTGTCATACAACAGAAGGCTTTCGCTGATCACTGTAGAATCTTTTCCGTTTGTTGCGCGGACTTTCAACAATGCTCTGTTACACGGAGGAACCTTGTCACTTCCCTCATATCGTCCACGCTCAAAAGTTTCGATTGTGAAATCATAATCTCCGGGTTCTAAGAGCGTAAACTCTTCCCCTTTTTCAACCTCTTCGTCCCAACCAAGTTCTTTTCCTCTAATATCATCCATTTATATGTCCTCACTTTCTTATTCATCAAAAGGAATTTCCTGTTTACTTCGGATTTCCTTTATTACTCCTAATACCTGTTTCCATGCTCCAATCAATACTCCGTCAATGAAATCTGTTGGAAGATTCTGAAATGGCGTACCACGAGGGAAGTATCCCCTCTGATATACAGCCTCCATAACTTCATCCTCTGAAACCAAATAAGGATACATTAAGTCTTGCAAAGCCTTTGGAACGTAATCCGGTATATGAAATACCTCGCTCTTTGCTGGATCCTGCTTTGGCTTTTCTTCTATCTTCTCTCCTGTGTTATAGTCAACAGTTTCATCTACATTAGCTTCCGGCAGACTCATGAAGTCTGGAAGATCTGTCTTTTTATTCTCAGTATCTTCCTTTTTAACCGGTTGATTATTATTCGTATTTGTTTCTTCGATTACGGGTGCTATCACGCTGTAATCCATTTCACACTCCTCTGGAAGCCCGTACCTGTTTTTCGCATCCCAACAAGGATGATGAGAAGTATACATCGTTCTCTTTCCACCCTGTGCTTTATGCTTTTTCCCGTCCTTATCTGTTGCAATGGAAAAGGTCTTATAATTACAGAACAGAAGCATATCTGCCCATTCTTTTACCAATGGAGACGTTTGCGACTGGGTCTTTTTCCCAAGTTTCAGCTCCCACCTATCATAAGCTCCCAATTCATCTGGCTGTTCGAATTTACGAAGCTGAGCATGTGCAGTTAGAACGACATTGACGCCTACTTCAATCAAATCAGAAAGCTGGTTCAAAAAGCGTCCAAACTCTTCTTTTACATACACATAACCGTTTCCATAACCAAAATCTTCAATTCCTTTTTTGTTATGTGTTGAGCATATATGCTCTACGCATAACTGTTCTGCCCAGTCAATGGTATCTACGATGAGTGTTTTACAAGCGCCTGGTGTGTTCTTTATATAATCTATTTCTTCCAATAAAAGCGTCCAACTGGTAGGACGTGGCAATCTTGCCACATCCATGCTTGATGTACTACCTTCCGTATCGATGAACACCGCGTCCGGAAACTTGGATGCAAAAGTAGATTTTCCAATTCCTTCCGGACCGTAAATCACAACTTTTTTTGCTCGGTTGATTCTTCCTCTGGTTATCTCCATTAAAACTCACCCGCTTTCCAAGATGGCGTTGTGGGCTCTTCTAATACTTGTCCTTTCACATAACCATCTTCAATAATAATGCTGCATTCATCTCCAGTACTGACTCGAGTGGCGATTGCCTGCAATCCTTCCTGTTCCAGCCATGCTCCGAATTCATTCAATGTCTGCATGTCCATCTGTTCCAACTTGTCTAAAAGAACAAAGCCACATTTTGGGTTCAGTTTTCTCACGATTGCAGTAGAAACTTTCATCCGGTCAGATCCAGACATGTTATCCCACTTCTGCCCCTTATAAACCAGTTCTCCATCTTTTACAGATAATTCTGGAAGCGGCAGTTCTGCTGAATTTAAAAGATCTGCCTTGGCTTTTCTCTTATCTTCAATTTTCTGTGTAAGTGCAGCATACTGATTTTTATACTCAAGTGCATCTTCCTCAGCCTTATCTTTATCAAAATTTGCACGGACTTTCCGGTTAATCTCCTCAATATTGGCAATGCTTTCTTCCAGCTTTGCAGTAGACTCATCCTGAAGATCTTTCGCGGACATCATTGCAATATTCAAAGAGGCTTTTGCTTCTTCAAGTTCCTGCTCTTTTTTCTTCAACCGTTCTCGCATTGCTTCCGTTTCCTGCTGCAAAAACATGACAGATCCCTGATATTTTTCAACCTGATCTCTCTTTCTCTGGTTTTCACCGTTTTTTGCAAGAATCTCCTGCTGCTGTTTAATCAAATCAGATGGCGAGACTAATTCTTTCGGAGCTTCCGGATAGTAGACCTGTTCGTCAGCATACTTCTTTTTCTGGTCTGCAATCTGACCAATAGCGAGCCTCTGATTGTACAGCTCTTTTTCTTCCTTGTCCAAAACAGACAGCTGATCTCCGACTCCGATAATCTTAAGAAGCGTTTCTGCCTTTTCTTTTCCAGAAGCCTCCATAAACTTTGGCAGATCTAAGGCTAACTGTTCAACGAACTCGTTTAGCAGTTGTTGCCCACCCTTGTTCCCTTCCGGATCTATTACCTTAAGGCTACTGTTTTTGCCTTTACGCTCCACAACAAGTCCATTGTTCATAACAATATGTAGATTAGGTGGAATCACTGAACCATGTCGCTGCGCTTCAGATGGGCGATACTTCTCGCCTCCAAGCGCCCAAGCAATGGAATCTAACACTGAGGTTTTCCCCTGGTTATTATTTCCACCAACAATAGTTAAACCATTGGGGGTAGGTTCAATCTTAACGGCCTTAATCCGTTTGACATTCTCAATTTCCAACTTATTAATCTTTAAGCTTTCCATTTGACTAAACTCCTTTACTTCGATATAATTTAATTGAATATTTTTCTAAAGCGCCCGAGCTTGCCGGCTCATTTAAGGGCGCTTTTTTATTTGGCCAAGTCAAGAATGCTCTTGATCTGGCTGGCTGTGAACGTAAGCTCATCATCGAACCCAGCTGATAACGTGAGTTTTTTCGCCAGTGCACATGTGATAGACACATAGCCGAGTCCGTCATTCTTCATCATAAGTACCTCCTCTTTCAGCTGTTCTAGGAACTCCTTGAACTCATTCTCCGGAATCTCTGTTGCTACTTTCTTCATTCTCATCACCTCCTTACAATGGTCCTGCCATCCGGCAGTAAACCAATAGCACAATCAAAAATAACCCTGCTGCTACCATCCCAGTACCGAATCCAATGAAAAATCCGGTTAGGGTGTCTTTTTGCTTTCGTCTTGCCTTAATACTGTTACTTTTCACTGCTTGTCCCTCCCCTCTACCGCCTAAGCGGTTTCCTCTAATTCGTATTCGATCACTGCCTCTTCTTGCTCTTCTAGCAGACTAATCATAATCTGCATAATTTTCACCATATCTGGTTTCACTTACACCACCTCTCTAAACTCTATGTGTTACGGGTTGTACTTGTTGCGTTCCCCCTCGAAATCTTCTATACTTTAAATACAGGCACTGCCATGCCGAGTATTAAAGAAAGGAGCCTTTGTATGACTTCATACCACGGTGCATCAATATGCAAAAATGGACATGTTGTAAGTAAATACAACTCGAACTCTCAAAAATATTGCACACAATGCGGTGCCGAAATCATATCTTCCTGCGCATATTGCAATCATCCAATTCGCGGGCTTTATGTGAGCGATGTCCTTATTATTGGAAATCGTCCTTATGCTCGCCCTGACTATTGTTACAATTGCGGCAAACCTTACCCATGGACTGAATCTGCATTACAAAATACTGCATTGCTGATACAGGAAGAAGAAGAGCTGTCTGAACAATTAAAAGCTTCTCTTGTGGAATCTCTTCCTGATATCGTCACCGAAACTCCCGCAACTGACCTCGCTATTGTTCGTGTTAAAAAATGCCTTGCAACTGCCGGAAAATTTACTGCGGATGCAGTACGACAATTTGTCATTGATTTTGGGTGCGAGCTTGCTATAAAGTCACTTGGACTTTAATATTCTATATAGTCCGTATCCCGGACAACTACTTTCTCCGCAATCGTAGTTGTCCTTTTTTAATACCCAGCACCTACATTTCCTTTTTAGTTTTTCTCCGCATGCGATACAAAAATTATCTCCTTCTTTTATGTCTTCATTTCCACATTTTGGACATTTCATCTCCCTCACTCTCCTTTCTCTTCTGGTTCTGTTTGAAAGTTATCCACATTTTCCACATTTAACACAATATTTTGTGTATAAGCACACATTTTTCACATTATATAGTATTCTTATATTGACACGCTTGTATATCAGTAGTATCCTTTTACTAGAAGCTTCTAAAATCTAGCAGAAAGGAGATATGTTATATGGAGCCAATTAAACCTGGCACTGACAACCAAAAACCTGGAACTTACATAGAGGTTGGTCCTCGTGGCGGTCACGTTTCTGGTGGAAGAGAAGTTAATATCGGTCGTGGTGATAGACTTCCTCCTACACAGAAACCAAATCGTGGTTGGGTGCGTAAATAATTTATAGGGGTCACTGTTAGCAGCAGTGACTTTTATATTGGAATTCTTTTTCTCCATAAACAAAATGAATGCCCTAATATATTAATTTGAATCCATGCTTCTGCATACATCTGACCGTTTTCTTTATACCGTGTTAAATAATGATACGTTTCAATCACGCTCCTTTCATCCCCTCCGTATAAATGTCTCCAGCTTCAACTCCAAGTGCAGTTGCTAATCTTGGAACATCGCACGCTTTGATCAATCTTCTTCCGTTAATCATGTCACTAAGCTCTTGAGGGGTAAAACCCGCTTTTTCTGCTACATACAGATTTTTCAATCCCTTTTTAACTATGATTTTCTGTATCCCTTTAGACAAAGGAGTGTTCGCTTCTGATATAGTCAAACTGTATCACCTCTTTCTTTTCTCAGTTTTTCTTTGTCTATCTGAAGATTAACACAGTTATTCTGAGATGTCAATAACTTTTTCTCAGCTTTTTTGTTTTTCTGTATTGATATTCTCAGTTTTTTATAGTAATATACACATATAAGAGAGGTGAACAAAATGAGTTTTGGAAGTAGATTAAAAGAAAAAAGAGAATCCTTGAATATAACACAACCACAATTAGCAGAAATGCTCGGTGTAAGTAAAGGGGCTATTGGAAATTGGGAAACAGATGTGAATTCTCCTAGAGCAACCCTACTATATGATTTGTTTGACATATTGCATTGTGACGCAAATTACCTATTTCAAGATGAAATGAAAGAATTGAAATACAAAGACAAAGCAACCCCAGAAGAATTCGAAAATATCATAAAGAAATACCGTCTCCTCGATGATCACGGCAGAGAGATGGTGGATTTCACACTTAATAAAGAATATGAACGTTCAAAAGCTCTGGCGGAGCAGGAAAAAGAAAGTGCTGATAATATAGTAGACATGTCATCCCATTTGGATGCAAACGCTGCCCAAGCCCGTACTGACATAGACGTACCGGAAGGATCAGACACATCCGAAAATGATGTTATGGACGACAAGGACTTCTAAGACCAGTTTATGGGACAGGTTTTATACTACACTATAGACTGGAGGTGTTGACCTATGAATTATGAAGCACTTTTAGAGGAAGCTCATCAAGAAGGGTTGGTCGTAAAAGAAAAGCCCCTTAAATACAACAATGGCAGAATAAAAGGAAAACGAATTGCTATCCGCCAAGACATCGAGACAAATACAGAAAAGACCTGCGTCCTCGCAGAAGAGCTCGGGCACCATCATACATCAGTTGGGAATATCCTTGATATGAGTGATGTCCGAAACCGAAAACAGGAACGTCAAGCACGCTTGTGGGCTTACAATAAACTGATTGGGCTGTCCGGTATTATCGAAGCATTCGAACATGGATGTCAAAGCCGATATGAAATGGCTGAGTATCTGGAAGTTACAGAAGAATTCTTAGAAGAATGTGTGGCGTGTTACCGCAATAAATACGGTGTTGGAACCACACTGGATAATTATTATATAATGTTCATCCCCAACTTAAATGTTGGTAGGATAGATTTCTCAATGTAGGTCAAAAGAGGAAAGAGAGGAAGAAACTATGGGACTTGGAGATATTTTTAAGATTGGAGAATTTAAACAAGAAATTTCCCGTCTACAAACAGAAAACGAGAATCTCTCCCAGAATATTCAGCAGTTACAACAGGCAGCCGAAAATATGCGCAACCAACTGAGAGAATTGAATGGTTTTCAGTATTTTGAAATTCAAAAAATGATTTCCGAATTGGATGCTGAATATCACGAAAAAGAAAAGAGCTTAAAGCAACACTATGAAGACTTGGAAAAATCTGAAAAAGATAATTTAAATAAAATCATCCTTAACTTAAATAATACCATATCCGAGAAGGAAATGGAATCTAAGGATATTTTAGACAATCTAAACGAACTTAGACTACAAGAAGCAAAATTACTTAAAAATGTGAAAACGCAAACAAATAAATTAGCTCGTTCAAAAGAATTAGTCAAAGCAATTAATTATACGTTTGAAAAATATCTTAATTACGAGCCTTCACAAAGTACTCTAAAATTTCCAGAAAATGATTTGTTAGAATTAGAAGATATTAGTCCTTCTGTAATTTTAAAACTTCATTGTATGGATGTAAAAGATTTACGAAAAGCATATCGTGAAAACGATAAACAAATTGATTCTGTTTTAAAGAAATATTCTGCAAGATATACAACAAAGGCTAACCAAGCAATATACAAGCTTATGGTTATTGCACTTCGCTCTGAACTACAAAATATACTTTATAATTTAAAATATGAAAAATTAGATACATCCATTGAAGATATCAAGAAAGTGACACATAAATTTTTAATAGTCGCTGGTGAAGGAAATCAAAGTATTGCTGGCACATTAACAAAATTTATAGGTGAAATAGAATACTTATTTATCAATGCCATTAAAATCGAATATAATTATTACGTCAAAAAAGAACAAGCTCGCCAAGAACAGCTCGCATTAAGAGAACAAATGCGCCAAGAAGCACAAGAACGAAAGGCTCTTGAAGAAGAACGTAAAAAAGTTGAAAAAGAAGAATCAAAGTATAATGTAGAAATTCAGAAACTACAAGAACAAATCTCTTCTGCCAAAGACGCTGAACTCGAACAACTGAATGCCAGAATACTTGAACTGCAATCTCAATTAGCTGATGTTATTGTTAAAAAAGAAGAAATTTCTAATCTGGCAAATGGAAAAGCTGGAAACGTTTATGTTATAAGTAATCTTGGATCTTTTGGCGAAAATATTTTTAAAGTAGGAATGACTCGACGATTAGATCCGCAAGATAGAGTAAACGAACTTGGGGATGCTTCTGTTCCGTTTAAATTTGATGTCCATAGCTTTATTTTTTCGGAAGATGCTGTTGGTCTGGAAAAGAAATTACATACAATTTTAAATGAAAAACGCGTAAATAAAGTAAACATGCGAAAAGAATTTTTCTACACCACTGTAGATGAATTAGAAGAATTAGTTACCAATATTGAACCAACTGCGGAATTTAACAAAACCATGCTCGCAGAAGAATTTAGGCAGTCACAATCTTCCACCGAAAATTATTCAAGTACTTATGTTTTGGATGAAGATACGGACACCGCGGAAGATATTGAATAAAATTTAGATATATTAAGAGCTAGAATAATTCTATCCTCCCCTGCTCCACAGCGGGCAGGGGAACAACTAAATAATGTATTTACCCAGACAGCCGATAGGGTGCATACCACCGTTTCCGAGTCTTGTGGAAGGAGTGGTTGATATGAGTACATATGAAGAATTCATGATTATTTTGACAGCCTGTAGTTTACTTGTAGCAATTCTGAATTTTACGCATAGAAAATAGCACCCCTGCTCTGGCCAAGCTGTGAGGTGCTATTTCTAGTTACTGATAGTTGTGCCGGAAACGGATAGGTTTGCTCTATCGTATCGGCTGTCTTGTTAAGTACATTATAGCAAATGTACCGTAAAAGTCAAGAACCGCCCCAGTGCTACCAACACTGAGACGGTACACAATTATACATATCCGAAGATATGCAATGGGCAAACAGATTGCCACTAATAAAATAAGCACAAATATTGTATCATCTTCGGGCAGCCTACGCAAGCGGAACACTCGTTCCATGCTGGCTGTTATTTTTGTACCCACTTTTACATAATATTCAAGGGAAGGTGATACGACATGTCAGAAAAAATAAAACGCTGCGCAATCTATATCCGTGTCAGCACATCAGAGCAAATGATGCACGGAAAGTCTCTGGAAGCTCAACGGGAATATTTAGAACGTTACGCCAAAGAACATAATATGATCGTTGTAGGAATCTATGCTGATGAGGGCAAAACTGCCCGTAAGGAACTAAAAAAGCGTAAGGCTATTCACGCACTGCTTGAGGATGTAAAAGCTGGGAAAATTGATATGATACTCTTCTGGCGTCTTGATCGGTGGTTCCGTAATCTCTCCGATTTCTACAAAGTACAGGACATCCTTGACGAATATGACGTACATTGGCTGTCTGCATCCGAGCCTGGTATCAACATGGAAACCAGAGACGGACGACTGCAGCTTAATGTTGTATTGTCTATTGGTCAAAATGAAGTAGATACTACTTCTGAGCGTATTAAATTTGTAAATGAGGCATCTATCCGGCAAGGCAAATTAATTTTCGGAGAGGCTAACATGGGGTTTGGTTATAAGTCCGGTATTGTGGATGGTGTGAAGCGAATGATCAAAGATCCGGAAACGGAAGAAGCCACCGAAGCTTTTTTCAAATATCTGCTCACTCACCAGAATAAATCGGAAACTGTAAGATATATGCAAAAGCATTATTATCCAGATTTCTCTTATAGTATGCTACGCACTATGGTATCAAGTGAATTTTACAAAGGCACCTACCGTGGCATCCCCTACTGCCCAGCTTATATCACGGAGCAGGAATGGCTTCAGCTTCAAGAGCTTTCCAGAAAAAACATAAAGCAGACTCCATCTGGAAGAATCTACTTATTCAGCGGGCTGATAAGATGTCCAGTATGCGGACAAAAACTAGCCGGCACTGGATGCTCTTCTATCATAAACCGGAAGACAAAGGAAAAACGGACCTATTGCTACTATCGCTGCAACCGCGCCATCCTCGATCGGTTATGTACCAGCCGACACCGAGTCAGTCAAAACCTCATTGAAAAATATCTACTTGAAAATTTATCAGAAGAATATAAGAAATATCAGATTCGATATACGAAGATCTGCGAACAGAAAAAGAAAATAAAAGATACACGTACACCAGAAAAGCTAAACAAAGAATTGGATCGCTTAAATCTGCTCTTCCAGAAAGACCGAATCACATGGGAATATTACAGCACTGAATATGACCGGATTGAAAAAGAGCTGAAAGAGCTTTCCGCTATCCAGCCGGAAGCCGAAAAAGATTTTACATATCTGGAAGAACTCCTGCGCTCCGATTTCAAAAAAATATATGAACAATTAACACCGGAAAATCGGCGAACATTCTGGAGATCTACCATAGAGGAAATTCATTTGAATGAAGATTACACGGTAGAAAGTGTTGACTTTTTGTAGTGTCTTGTACTAAGTTTAT